GCTTCATCTTCACCTGCAATTTCAAAAACAAAATTATCGAACCTCTCCACTCCCGATGCGCGGTGGTCGAATTCGGAATTCCAAACAAGAAAAAACCAGAAATCGCAGGACACTTCTTCAACCGTGTCAGGACTATTCTTGAGAAAGAGAATATCCAATATGATCAAAAAGTATTGGCAACGCTGATCAACAAGCACTTCCCCGACTGGCGTCGTGTACTCAATGAGTTGCAACGTTACTCAGTTGGTGGTAATATAGATAGTGCTATCCTTGCGTCTTTTAGTGATGTCTCAGTCAGTGAGTTGCTTAAGTTTCTTAAGGAGAAGGATTTTCAAGAGGTCAGGAAGTGGGTCGTTAATAATCTGGACAATGATCCTAGTGTACTTCTTCGTCGTATTTACGACGCTCTTGCTACATCCCTTGAAGGTCCTAGCATTGCTGCTGCTGTGCTCATTATTGCTAAGTATCAGTATCAAATTGCCTTCGTTGCCGACCAAGAGATTAATCTTTTGGCGGCGCTAACAGAAATCATGGTGGAGTGTGAATTCAAATGATCGAACTCAAACTTATTCGCGTTGTAACTGGTGAAGAAGTCATCGCAGAACTTGTTTCTGAAACCGATGACACTATCACCGTTCAAAATGGTCTGGTGGTTCTTCCCAACGGACAGTCCTTTGGCTTCATGCCATGGGCAACTGTGATCGACAGGGACAAACCTGAGATCACCTTGGATCGGAAGCATGTCATTTACATTGCTGAGGTAGATCCGACTGTTACCAAGAAGTACAATGAACTCTATGGTAGCAAAATCATCACCCCTGAAGACAAAAAACTGATTGTGTGATGGGACTATTCAAGATTGATAAGAACCAACTGGTTGAAAAGAGGGTCAAGACCACTCCTCAGAATGTTCAAGAGGCAAACGAGGCACTGTTTCGTGCTAAGATGACTCTACCTGCTGCTGCAAAGCATTGCGGCATGACCCATAAGGAAATGAAACTAACCTTCTGGGAGTTTTTGAAGTACAACAAACCTGATTATGAAGTCCCTGAAAACACCGTTACGCTACCCAGGGGGTAAGTCCCGTGCCTGTGTCAAACTAGAAACCTTTCTCCCTGATCTCAGGGATTACAAAGAGTTTCGTGAACCTTTTCTTGGTGGTGGTAGTGTAGCAATCCACATTACCAAGAAGTATCCGCACCTGGATATTTGGGTCAATGATCTATACGAACCTCTGACAAACTTTTGGAAGACTCTGCAGGACGATGGATACAAAATGTTCAAGCGTCTTCAAGAACTGAAGTCTCGCTATCCTGATCGTGGTTCTGCTAAAGGTCTTTTTCTAGAAGCAAAGGAGATTGTAAATGACTATACCCTATCCCCTCTATATCGCGCTTGTGCTTTCTACGTTATTAACAAGTGCTCTTTTTCTGGTCTCACTGAGTCCTCATCCTTTTCTGCCCAAGCATCTGACTCAAACTTCTCAATGCGAGGGATTGAGAAACTCCCAGGATACACTCAAATAATTCGTAATTGGAAGATTACCAATGGTCGCTATCAAGAACTTCTCACCGACGACAGAAAGGTATTTACATACCTCGACCCCCCCTACGATATTGGATCTAACCTATACGGAAGGAAAGGTAGTATGCACAAATCATTCGACCACGATAGTTTTGCTACCATTTGTGATCGGTTTGTTGGTCCTCAACTCATATCTTATAATTCGTCTCAACTGGTCAAAGACCGATTCAAAGACTACGAAGTAGGAGAGTTTGATCTCACTTACACCATGCGTTCGGTGGGTGAGTATATGCGAGAGCAGAAAGAACGTAAGGAACTTGTGCTATTCAACTATGGAATTAAAGGACTGGCTGAACTCGATTAATCTTACCAAAGAGGACTTGAGTGAAGACATCAAGTCCTATCCCCCATACATCGTCAACCGCTGTCTGTCTGGACACCTGGATGCTGTGCTGTTCGCCAACCAAATGAACATGTACTCGCACCTTGCTAAGGACATGCAATATAAATTTTTGCTAAATAGTCTGAGGAAACGGAAGAGATACTCTCCGTGGCTCAAGAAAGAAAAAGTAAAGGACCTTGAGGCAGTCAAATCATACTATGGTTATAGTAATGAGAAAGCACTTCAATCTTTGAAAATTCTAAATAGAGAACAGATCGACTTTATTAAGCAGCGACTTGACGTTGGAGGCACACGATGACAACTAATAGCATTCAGGAACCCGAAGTTACTTGGTCTCAGGACAAGATGATCGAAGTAGCACTGAATGAACCAGATGATTTTTTGAAAGTGAGAGAAACTCTGACAAGAATTGGAGTCGCTTCAAGGAAGGAAAAGAAACTGTATCAGTCTTGCCATATTCTGCATAAGCAGGGCAGGTACTATATTGTTCACTTCAAAGAACTGTTTGCCCTTGACGGTAAACATGCCAACCTGACACTGAATGATGTTCAGCGCCGCAACAGAATCACCCAACTCCTCTGTGACTGGGGTCTGATTAGTGTTGTGAATCCTGAAGCAGTTGAGAGCATTGCTCCACTGAATCAGATTAAAGTCTTAGCATACAAAGAAAAAACTGAGTGGACTTTGGAAACAAAGTACAACATCGGTAAGAAAAAGAAAACCGAAGCAACCTAAATAAAAACGTCGCTCTTTCGTGCGCGACACGCTACATCGGAATATACGCTACCAGAAGGCAGGGGCTTGCGCTCCTGCCTTCTTTATGCTATGATATGTGGGTAACAAAGATCACTCATGATCCAATTAAACAAGGTTTATACGTTTGAGTGTCCTGCATCCTTCGGCACTCTGTCCCAAGAACGTGTAAACAAACTTTTTACGGATGGTCGTCGTTCCTCTGGATTTCTTGAACTTCAATTGGAAGAGTGGTTTGAGGGTCTTGTATTTGAAGATGGTAAAGGTTATGATCATCGCTATAAATATATGAAGGAACTGTTTGATGCTAAGTGTTTTACCAAAGGCGGTGCTAAGTTCTGTCCCAGTGTGATGCTTGGTGCTGGCCGCTCTGTCGATGAAGAAAAACTCTGGAAACATGCTAATGATATGATATATATCTTTTGTGATGTGGTAGAATTTCCCAAGGTTCGTGTTGTATTTAAACGTGGATCTGATCTAACTCAGTATCCTAAAGGTTCTATTCCATACGGAGATCGTGATGTTTTATTTGCTTGATTGCCTAGAGGGTATGAAAAAGTTGGAAGATGGTAGCGTAGATGCTATCGTCACATCTCCACCGTATAATCTAAACATCAAGTATGGCAAGTATGATGATGATAAACCACGTCAGGAGTATCTTGATTGGCTGGTAAGTATCTTTCGTGAGGGTAAGCGTGTGCTCAAGGATGATGGGCACTTGTTTGTCAACATGGGATATTCTAACGTCGATCCATGGGTGGGCATGGAAGTCGGTTTTGCGCTCAGAAATGACTGGATTCTGCAAAATCACATCAACTGGGTCAAGTCTATCCATGTAAATGATAAGACTAGCGGACACTTCAAACCTATTAACAGTAAGAGATTTCTGTGTCCTACATGGGAACATCTATTCCATTTCACTAAAGACGGAAACGTAAATGTAGATCGTCTTGCTGTTGGTGTAAAGTATGAATACTATGAGGCAAACATTAGAGGTAAAAATACAGCAGAAACTAAACCTAATTTGAGGGACAAAGGTAACTGCTGGTTTGTGCCATATGAAACGATCAACAGCAAGGATCTTCGTGGAAAGCATCCTGCAACATTTCCTGTCAAACTAGTTGAAGATTGCCTTAAACTAACTGGGAAGAAATCTGGTGTGGTTCTTGACCCCTTTATGGGAACAGGATCTACTGCTGTTGCGGCAGTCAATCTTGAATGGGACTATATTGGATATGACATAGATCAAGATTATGTTGATTTTGCAACAAATCGATTAGGTTTGACAAGGTTTCAAAACTGATATATAATATTGTATATCAAAAGTCTTGAGTAGAACTACAAAACTTCTACGTTTGAAAGACAACTAACTCATCTCATTGGAGTAACATGACATCAATCGAACTCACGCTCTTGGAAGCGGAAGCACCTACTGCTGTATTCAAAAGAATTCCCGTTCATCTTTTCGCAGAAGTAAAGAACAAATACGAAGATCAATGGGAAGATTTCAACAAAAAGGGAGCGATAGATGTTCCCCCAGATCTTCCGTACTGGAAAGAAATTGATAATAAGTTTGACACAAAAGTATCACAACTTGCACTAATTGATTCTAGTCTCTGTTGGGTGGATCGTTCTTATGATAGAACAGTTAACTGGGCAAACTTAGTCAAGTTTATTGCTGATAAAAACGGATTCAGTCATAGTGACGCACAAATCATCGACGTTGTATATGACAGAAGAAAGCAAAGATTTTATGTTGTAATTGGTCAACACAGAGTTGACATGAGTCTTCTTTGTCTTGGTATTAATGCTAAAATTGCTGCACGCATCACTCTTCTTGATGAAAATCTTACTGAAGAGGAACAAATTAAATTAGAATCAAACCGTCATCATACTGAAGCAAACAATACAACCGATCAAAAACCTCAAGAAAAACTCCTGTCTGGTTATACATCTGGTGATGAAGATGCGGTCGATTATACAACATTTATTACCGCACATAATGTAGGTGTAATTGGGCAAGAACACTTGTTCCCCAATAATTCATTTGTAAAAACTTGCAAAGCACCTTGGGCAGTTGGTAGAGCAATGAAGATTTCAAAAGATGATTGTTCTTTTGCTCTAGAACTTATCCGTGATTACATGGATTGTAAGGACATTGATGGAAAGTTAATTCAGTCGGTCACTCAATATCTTTTTTATTTTAAAAAGAGGTTGGAACAAGCAGCAAAAGCAATGGGGAAAGATTATGAAACATTTGTAAGAGACTTCTTTCAACATACTTTTTCTCAAGATCCTGAGAAAGGTGTTTTAATGCATCCAACAGATGATTTGTTGGAGGGGACAAAAGATTTTCGTGGAGAAAGCACTGTTGTTCCTGTTTGTAGATTGATCAAACTTACAAATCAATATATTCGTATGAAGAAAATTGATGCATCTTCTATTCACGGAAATAAAAAAGAGAAAGGTAAATGGGTAAGTGCCGACGAAGAAATTTTTCAAAAGTATCTGGAAAAGTGTAAGGTTGGACTAGTTCTTGCTCAAATTCCAAGGCAGATTATCAATAGTCTGTGAATACCGAATAAAATCAAGCGGGTTTCCACACCCGCTTTTTTTGTGTGCTATGCTATAAATATAGATGGACGCCGTAAGGGTCCACACAACGCAATCTCGCTTTTTAGGAGAGCTACAAATGCAAAGTCTCGTCAAGTACAATGCTGCGAACTTGGATCAACTGTTT